ACCAAGTTGTTTAATAACAAATGATTCTAATACTTGTGCATCAGAAGTCATTTTGCTCTTATAAGCTAGTTTAGTTTCAGCTAAACTTTTCTTATCAGTAACCAACTCGGCCATCTCTGCGGCCAATCGCTCGCTAACCATTTTGTCAAGTGCTTCAACCATAACGCCCTTATCATGGGCATATTTTTGAGCAAACTCTTCACGTAGGTTCGCGGTGACCTGGTCGCGATTTTCTTGAATTTTTTGATTGAATGCGTTTTCAATTTCAGACTTTACTTGTTCTGACATGACACCGCTCTCTACCAATTGTTTGAATGCGTCCAACATCACTGTTTCTCCTTATTTTAAGCCTTTGATTACATTAAGGAGTGATTCCTTAAGGTACTTCTGGGCTTTCGGATCTTCTTTTACCTCTTGTGCGACCATCCACGCTCCATAGCCTCCACGTGCATTCATGAGATGTTCATAAATTGGTGTAGGATATGCGCCTGGCGCACTTGGTTGGGCTACTATGTCGACTGTAATGATCTCAAACTCAGATACTTCTCCGCTGCCATCGTTAACGTTGCCGCTACCGCGTGAACTAACGCCAAGTTTTACTCCGCTTTCAAGCATAGTACGAATTAGATTACCCATCGGTGTAGGAAGGATTTTCATCTTTCCATAGCCATTAGGACCGTCCATCCACATATCTGTGATCATGTGAGACACTCGGTCTAAATTCACTTTTAAGTCATCTGGATGATCTACTTCGCCTAATACTGAATACCCGTTTTGTATTTGGTCGTTAAGAGTCTTAACAGCGTTTGTAATTTCCCCTACTGGGTACACACGCTGATTAGCATTCCTAACGCCACCTTGGATGCAAATGCCTTTTAGATAAAGGTTCTTTCCATCCTTGTCGTCAGACTCAAGTACAACTCGAGCCTGATCAAAACTTAGGTGTTCTCTTAGGTAAGATAAAGGTTTCATCCAGGTTTCCTAATTATTGTCTACGATCAGCTGGAGAACGTGTGTTACCGCTACCTGTCTGTCCTGCTGGACCTCCAGTGTTTGCGCCAACGCCTTGGAATTCAGCAGTTTGACCTTTCTTCTCGGCGCCATGGCCTTGAGTTACTTTTGATAATTTCTTAACGCCAGTTGTAGAACCGTTCTTGTTTGTTGTTACACCGTTAGTGAATTCACCTTTTGTGTTGCCAACTAAACCACGAGAACCTCTATCTGCGTTTGGACTTGTACCACTCATCTCACCAACGCCTGTACCACCGTTTACTAGGTTGTGTGCGCTAGCGGTTGTTGTAGGACGTCCTTTTGGATTTTGTAAGCCTACGCTTTTTGTACTTGTTTCTGTTGCTTGACCAGCCTTATCGCCTGTACCAGAACCTACTGGACGTGGAGATTTCATGCTGTTCTTTTCCCAGTCGTTACCAACTTTCTCAACATACTCACGAACTTGAGTACTTTCCATACCCATCATTTCGTCTTCTTCATCTTCGTCGTCGGCTTCTTCACCGTCATCTTCGCCACCGAAGTCTGGGTCTTCTTCACCGTCGTTGTGTGCTGGCTCGTCTTTTTCGTCGGCCATTAGTGCTTCAAATTCTGCTTTTAGTTCTGCTAGAGCATCTTCTAAGTCTTCGATACGCTCTTCGTCAGTACCACCAGAACCTAGTTCATCTCCACCAAACTCGTCGTCACCGCCCATATCGTCGGCACCGCCAAGTCCACCCATTTCGTCGTCAGCACCAACGTCACCCATCATGTCATCTGCAGCATCGCCGCCAATTTCAAATGTAGTTTCTTCGTCGATTGATTCATCTTGGTCTTCGTCCTTTTCGTCAGCGGACTCTTCCATTTCTTCTTCGTCTTCTTCTGCTTCTTCAGCAATTAAATTTTCGTATATATCACGTGACTTCTCAACAACGATATCATGAAATAGCTCGTGAGCTTTTTCCATTTCTTCGTTTACGAGTAAGTCTAAAAGTTGTTCCATCTTTGTAGACATTGCGGTATTCTCCTTAATTTAGATTAGATGCGGCAAGGCTGTCTTATGGTGTATTTACAGCCGTTCGAGTATACTTATGTGAAATAGGCCAAAAACGAAGCATTTTTGGTTAAACCAGATTTGGGCGCGGTGTCCCTTGTGATATTTTGTTAAAAATATTTAGTTCTGTAATTTAAGAGTTATCAGAACAGTTTATTATTGACCAGCGGCTGCTTGCTCTTCAGGTGTTGGATTTCTGTACATTGCTTGTATAAGTTGTACATCTTCCATGCGTTCTTTCTCTTTTGTTTCGCTAGCTTTGCGTAGATCATGAATCATACGTAGTGTTAAACGAGTTTTACGCATATCCTTAGACGTAATAATACTTCGATCGTGGAAAGGATCGTAGCTAGGATCTTCTTCTTGATCCTTGTTATTTTCGTTAAAATATATAAACTCGTTTAATAGCATAGGAGTATTTACCAAATTATGCCGGAGGAGCAGGTGCGTTATCAGGCGCGGCTTCAGCACCAGCTGCCATTCCGTCTAGTTCTGGAGCTTCTCCGCCAGCACCTAATGTATCCATTTCGGCGCCCGCTCCGGACCCTGTAATACCCGCAGAACGCAATTCAGCGGCTGCAGTTTGACTTTCTTTGCTCAGTCCGTTTTCTTCTTGCCATAGTGTTTCGTTCTCTGCAATCTCTTCTTTGCTTAGTCCTAAGAAACGTTTTAGCGCAAATCTCTTGCTGATGTGTGGTATAGCTACCATAGTACCAAATGTGGTTACACGGGCTGTATCCATCTCTGCTTGACGATAAGCGGCAAAGTTTTGTGGTGGATTAAACTTTAAATCAAACAAATTAGGATCAAAGTTAATACCTTTTTCCATCATGTATGCTTTAAATTCTATATCAAATTTTTCATTTAATAAAGACTGCAACCGTTCGCAGTACTTGTTGAATCGCAATTCTTGAATATACGCTGTTCCAACTCGGCCATCATTGAAATTGCTTCCGCCATCATCGCTACCGGTAGGTAGATAAGAGCTTGGAATACGCAAAGCACGAAAAAGTTTATTAGTAAAATATCTAAGGTCATCAATTTCTCCTAAGTTTTGTCCGCCCTGTAGGATTTCAACTTTAGAACCGCGACCTTCTGAAGTTTGTGGGAAAAAGTAATCTTCGTTAATACTTAACGGGTTGTAGGAACTGTCAATAACACTTGATCCACCCCCAGTAACACTAGGAATGCGGCGTTGGTTGACTTCGTTTTTAACACGCTCAACAAAAGACATAGCAAGGTGACTTGGCATATTACCAACGTCAATGTAAAATACTCTGCGTTCTGGAGCTCGCTGTACACGATAGATAATAATGCTGTCTTCTAGCAATTCTTTTTGTTTATAAACTTTAAAGATACTTTCCATTAGGCTGTTACCAAATGGGAAGTTATTGTCTAAGCCTTCACTTAGACTTAGATGGACAACATGCTCTGCGTCAATTGCCCATTCGTTTTGTTGTTTGTTAAATCTGCTTCCCGAGTTAGGAGTAACAGCACCAGTCATACCGCGGTTCATTCCACTACTCGATTGTCCGTAGGTTGTGCCACCGCCCATACTGTTTCCAGGTACGCCGGGATTAATTGTAGTTACAGTTAAGTTTTGAAAGTTAACATTTAAGTCACGGATAATGTATTGCTCGGGCTTCTTGCCTTCGCTTTCGTTAACAATAATACGATCTACTTTCTGTGGATCAACATACATCCATGCTTTTGTTTCTGGATCACGGATGAAGAAACAATCACCGTACTTGAATGTGTTGCGAACAACTTTAAAGATACGATTAGTAAATTTGTTCAAGCGAGCCCACTGTTGTAGGTACTTGCTAATGATCTTAATTTCAGTTTGTGTAGCTTGATCTTTGAAGAATATTTCAAACGGTGTTCCGTTTTCGTCATTTGATTGTGTACAGAACTCAGCTAAGATATCTAGAGCGGCATTAACTTCACTGTCGCTGTCCATTGTATCATACTGCTGATATCGTTCTAAACGGTTTGGGTGTCCAGAATAAACATCGGGCAAATAACTTGAATAGTTAGATCGTGCGGCTCCCGGGCCGGTTCCCATACTCATTGCTCCGCTAACTGGTCCGCGCTGTCCAGTTGTGTTAACCGGAGTAAAGTATTTTTTCCAACTCATATATTATTAAGCCCTTTTCAATATATTGCCATTTAAGTTATTAACAGCATCAATTGTTCTACGTTGATAGTCTGCTAGTGTCTTGAGAACTACTAAAGCATCTTTGTTATTTAAGTCTACAGCAGGGGTTGCGGCAACTTTTTCTTCCTTCTTCTCAGCAGTCTTGGCAGTATTTTGGGCAGTCTGTGTTTCTGTTTTTGGAGCAGTTGCGTTCTGTTGCTGTGTTTTATTAACGTCCGATTTCCAACTACTTGGAGGATTTTGAAGAATGTCTTGAACTTTTGCCAACGCATCTTTTGGAACTTGTGCCAATGTAGCTTTATTGGTGTAAACACTATATGCCCAATCGTTAGCAAGTTTATCAATTGCTGCACTACTTGACGCCGCGGCCGCGTTAACAGCCGGTGCTTGTTGACCACTTGTTGGTTTTGCTTCAGCTTTAGTATCTCCGCTAAACCAACTAGTTGGATTTACTATCTTCTTGGCCGCTTCCCAAACACCTTTTAAGAATGCTTGTACACCTTCTACCAAGTTATTAAAAGCACTACCAATTAGATCAGGAAGAGATTTAAAATCACCTGCTAATATTGCTTTAATAATTTTGATAATATCTTTAACATAATTCCAGAACGGAATCATAGCATTCATCAAGCCATCAACAATAGGCTTAACAATTGGCCAGACGTACTTCATTAAAATATCAATTACATCTCCTATTCTTTGAAATACAAGTTTAACGATGTCACTTAAATCGCTCATCACCGGCCCGATATCGTTTCCTATTTGAGAAAAAATTTCACTTGCTCTAATCATAATAGGTTGGAATATTTCTTTAACGGCTTTAAACAATTTACCTAATACAGCGCCAAGACTTTCACCGATACCTTTCCAATCAATTGCGCTTATTGCTTTCCATATTAGTCCTACAAATTGCGTTATATAGCTAACATATTCTTTGAATAGATCTTTAGCATTGTCAAGGCCGCCACCGGAACTTAATGAGTTCCAAATTCCAGATATAAAATCTTTTATAGTTGTAAAGGCTGTTCTAACAGTTTTCCCAACTTCCTCAAAGTTAATGGAGCTCATTAATTCTCCAAAGGTTACTACTATTGGTCTAAAGAACCCAACTATAGTATCTTTAATTGCTTTGAAGTCTATTTCTCCGCTAGTAAATCCGCCAGTAAGCCCTTTCCAGAAGTCTTTAAAAGGTTTAATAATACTGTCCATGCTAACGCCGGCAAATATTTCTTTAAAGCCAGGAATTAATATCTGATCTAAAATTTTACTTCCCATGTTTACTGCCCATAAAAACATATCTGTAAACACTTCAACTACTTTAACCACAATAGGAAATAGTTTGGCCAAGGCGGCATTAAGTTTGTCCATTAGTCCGCCTTGGTACTTAGCTCGCATAGCGGCTTGTTCTGTGGCGCCTGCTTGGCCTTTCTTCTCTGCTTCTTGTATTTGTTCTCTAGTTTTCTTAATATTATTAGCGTAATCTTCTTCTGTCTTAAGACCTTTATTATTAGCTTCTGCCGCGGCCTTAGCACTTGCGCTCATACTACCTGCTAATGGACCACCTGCCAGAATGATAGCGTTCATTGACTTGCCGTATTTTTCTGCGCTTTCTGCCATGGCCTTTTGGCCGCGACCAGTTGTTTGGTCCATACGCTTCTGACGCTCTGCTTCGCTTATGCTTCCGTCTTTGGCAATCTCGCCAAGATTTAAAACTTCTTTGTTAGCTTTACTTTGTGTAGCGGCAAACACTTGTGCTTCTTTTGTCATTGGCGGTAAGCCAAGTGTAGCAGATAGCAACGCATCTTTGGCAGCTTTTCCGCCAATTAGGCCAGCACGATTTTCCGCTTCAACGTATCGTTGCTTTTCTTCTGCTGTCATTTTAGACAGCAATAGTTCACGAGCGGCATTAGCGGCCTGCTCTTTCATTTGTTTTGCTTTTTCTTCTCTGCTAATACCTTCTAATGCTGCACTTAACGCAAGTTCGTTAGCAAAAGATTTTAC